CATCGGCGCTTAAATATTTGGTTAAGACGCAGATGCCGACTATTATAATAGGGGGCGCGTGCTGTGCCGTAACGAATGCCACTGTGGGATCAAACCACAATTCTATGATGGGCACAATCAGCATGATGAGACAGAACAGGCAGCCTGCAGCCAACCAGCCGCCTGGTAACGAAGAGCTTGGATTGCCAATTAGAATGTCTTCCATGCAAGTTAGTCTAGATACGCTTGGCTGCCCATTATTAAATTTTGGTCAACAATTTTTTATTGATTTTGGTACGCACACTAGCATTGATGACATTTATGGAGTCGTGGGTTTAAATCACACAATTGAGCCGGGTAAATTCACCTCAAAAGTTAAGATGGTTAAAATTGACGCGTATGGATCGTATGAATCTCTAGCGCAGCAGCTAGCCAAGGCAAGAATATTCCTGTCACAGCAGGAAATCCAAGATCCTCCTCCAGAAGAAAATTGAACATGCTCAATTAAATTTAAATAATTGAATAATGCTGTATGTTCATCGGTCTATTTTTGGTAAGCACCAGCATCTAATTTTAGATGCCAACGATACATTAACCTGGTCTAATAAAATTCCAGATAAATCCTGGGCCGTCAACAGTGATCCTGCCGCGCCTCAAATAGAAGAAGTCTGTGAATTATTCGGGGTAGAATTGGGATCATTTTTAGATCCCGAACAAGTGGCAGCGTTTAAAATTTTAGGGGTAGAAGAGTCTCAAATTCCAGCGGCTTTAATCCAGCCGGCAAGTAAATTTAAGACTAGGCTACAGAACGTCATTGATAGGTCTCTAGAGGCCTTCAGATTATTGGCAAGCAGTGGGTATATGGAAACCTTTTACTTAGAACAAGAAGTTCTTAGAGGTACTTCTCCGTCCAAATACGATTATGCTGGTGTATGCAATTATTTTAAGAAATCTGGGCGTCGTATTAATCAGTCTGTATTAAGAAGTTTTCATACTGATGGAAAATTTTTAAACCGCGCAGTATATTCTAATACTCACACCTCTACAGGCAGGATGACAATAGTTTCAGGCCCTCAAATTTTAACTGCTCCGAAAGAAATGCGGCAATTTATCAGGCCTTGTAGTTCGGATATGGTAGTGGCACAAGCAGATTTTATTTCGTTGGAGCCAAGGTTAGGTAGGATCTTAGCTGGCGGTAAACCAGACCGCGATGTGTATGAAACCATTGGAGCTCAGGTATTTGATGGAAAACTGAATAGGGAACAAGTTAAAAAGGCGTTCTTGCCTGCAATTTATGGGGCCGGTCACCGAACATTAAGTGCCCTACTTCCTCCAGGCCTGAAGGCAAAATCAATAATTCAGCAGCTTCAGGATTATCTGAATTTTGATAAAATAGTTAAAGAAAAATGTGCGGAACTAGAGAGGGCTGGGACAATGACGAATCATTTTGGTAGGTTGATTACACCATCTTCTAATCGAGATACAGTCATCTATAATAATTGGCTGCAATCCTCTGCAGTCAGCGTTGCTTTATTAGGCTTTAGTGAATTTTTAAATAAATTACCTTATGTAACCTCATTGTTTTTAATTCATGATGCTATAATTTTTGAATTTCCCAAATCTAAAGAAAATGAAGTAAAAAATTTTTTAAACAGCGGAATTGACATTAAAGATTTAGGCAATTTTCCAATGTCTTATTTACCTATAGAAGGGTAAAGTAATATTTAGTTAGAAAGAGAGTACAAATGGATAAATTGCCATCATTTTTAAGAAGCACAGTTCTTAAAATACTCAATGAGCAAGCCCAGGCTGAAACTGGTGGCGCTGAAGAAACTACGACAGGCGCCGGCCGCGGCGGATGGAAAAAATCTATTCGAGAAACTGGAGCTTTGGCAAAGACCAACCCAGCCGAATTAATGAAGCGTTTAAAAATTAGTTCAGTTAATCAGAGCGATGATATTAAGAGGTTATTCGCTTTATTAAAACAAGCTGCAGCGGGTCATGGCGCTATGAAAAATGTTTATGGAGTTCCCACGCCCAGAAAACACGCTAAAAGTGGTAAGCAGGGAATTCGTTTACCGGTGAGCATTATAACCCCACGTGACGGCATGAAGTGGATAGAGCACACGCTCCACGGCGCGCAAAACGCCGGCGTTGTCCGGTTTAATCAGGAGATTCAAGTAGAAATATTAGGCAGCGATGTTTTAGCATATTTTTCTTCTAAGCCAAGGACTTGGGACACCGTGCCCAAAACCAAGAAAAAGAAACCTGCAAAAGCTCCGCCATCTCCGCCGGCTCCAGCTGAGGATAAGAAATGAGTGTCAGGAATTTAAAAAATTTAATTAGGCTAATAGTGGAAGAAGTGCTAGGCGAGCCGGATCTCTCTTCAGAGGATGAACGAAATCCCGAAGATAAACGCAAGGATAAGTCTAAAGACAAAGAGGTTGAGGAACAGAATACCGTCGCATCGGTTGCTCCAGGCGGACTAGGCCCAAATATGCCGTTAGGAGTCGGTCCATCATATCCAGCGTCTGAGCGGAGAAAGAAGAAGAAAAAGAAAAGATGAAGAATCAACACGAATTCGGCTTAGACGATTTAATTGCCGTATTCGGAGGTTCAATAGCGCAAGATGGAAAAAAAGCTCAGCAAGTTTTAATATGCAAGGTAATAGCAATTGGGGAACAAGATTTATTCGTATTTGAGACTAACAAAAAATTATTTGGCAGATCTATTTTTAAGGTTCCTCAGAGTATTTGCGTTAAGCTTTTTATAGACCCAGATCGAGTTATTCACGATAGAATTTTAGAACCCAGATTAGGAGATTTGGTTTTATCTCTCACGTGGGATAAATACAAGGAAGATGCGCCTGAGCAGACTACTGGCATTTTATATAAAATATTCTATAAGCGCGGAAAAGCTGAAAAATGTTCGCTTCTACGTAATAATGAATTTGAAGAAGTTTTATTTGATAATTTGATAGTATTGCAAAAAAAATCTTGAACATTTTATAACATTTGAATAAATTATAACTGTAGCTGAAGCTACAAAACATTTGAACATTTGAACATTTAAAAGGAGAAAAAAAATGGCAATTGATCTAGACGCAATTAGGAAGAAGCTGAATCAGCTTTCTGGCAATTCTAGCCGTAGAAACGCATTTTGGCGGCCACAAGAAGGCGAAGAGCACGTAGTTCGTATCGTGCCTATTAAGGATAACGACGGACAACCATTTGTGGAGCGTTGGTTTTACTATAACATCGGTGATAATCCGGGCCTTCTATCCCCTCACCAGTTTGGTAAGCCTGATCCGATCCAGGAGCTTATCAATAAGCTGCGGGATGATGGAAGCAAGGAATCTTATGAGCTTGCAAAGAAGCTCTATCCAAAGATGCGAGCATTTGCACCAGTAGTTGTTCGTGGAGAAGAGGATCGAGGGGTTCGCCTTTGGTCGTTTGGAAAGACTGTATACCAGTCTCTGCTTAACATCATGCTTGATGAAGACTACGGCGATATTACTGATCCCAAGGATGGTCGCGATATCAAGGTTATTTGTACAAAGCCTCCAGGACGGATGTGGGCAAATACTGAAGTTCGACCTCGCGGAAAGTCGACTAAGCTTTGCGCTACTGCAAAGACCGCTAAGGAATGGATGGATGACATTCCCAATTTGGACGACTTGTATACTCTAAAGAGTTACGAAGAGCTTGAAAACATTATTAACGCGTGGCTTAATGGCGACGAGGAAGATAGTGAAGTAGGCACCAGCCGCGGTTTTAGTTCCAGTACTGCAGCCCCAGCCCCAGCCGCAACTGCTGCTGTTTCTGAGGAGAAATCTCCTAAATATAAGAGCTTGGATGACGCATTTGCGGATTTGGAGGATGACGACTTTTAAAATCTCTGCGTAGGGAGGGGTACGAATCCCCATGGGTGCTAGTATTCTTAGGGGTACTAGCACCTTTTTTATTTGTGAACACTTTTTGTTTTTTTCTTATACTACATGTAACGCAAGGATTTTTATAAATGGCCAGAAAAAAGTCAAATATGACTGGTGATGATTTTACTGAAGATCTTATAAAATCACTAAATAAAGAACACGGTTCAAGAGTGGCTTACAATCTTGAATACGATACTTCTCCTACTCATGTCAAACGTTGGATTAGCACTGGGTCCAAACAGTTAGATTATATTATTTCTAATCGAACTAACGGAGGATTACCTGAGGGAAGAATTGTAGAGATATTTGGGCCACCATCTATTGGAAAATCCCACATCGCCATTCAAATTGCGAGGACTACCCAGCAGCTGGACGGAATTGTAGTTTACATTGACACCGAAAACGCTACTAGCGTTGAGAATTTAAAGCTCCTTGGTGTGAATATTTCTAAACGCTTTGTATACGTGGATACTCATTGTACTGAAGAGGTATTGTCGATCGCTGAGTCGACGATTATGAAAGCTAGAGCAATGGAGAAAGATGTACCAATTACCATCATTTGGGATTCCGTTGCTGCATCTTCTCCAAAGGCTGAGCTTGATGGAGACTATGAAAAAAATTCTATTGGGCTCCAAGCACGGACAATTTCCAAGGGAATGCGAAAGATTACGGGAGTCATAGGTCAAACTAATACGCTTTTTGTAATTCTTAATCAAACCAGAACAAAAATTGGTGTTATGTACGGAGATCCCACCACCACACCCGGCGGCAAAGCTATTCCATTCCACTCCTCAGTTAGAATTAAACTGGGTGCGGGACAAAAGATTGAAAACAAGGACAAGGAAGTTATCGGCATTCATGTTTCTGCTAAGACTGTTAAGAACAAGGTTGCCCCACCATTTCGAACAATAAATTTTGAAATTCATTTTGGAAAAGGCATTCAAGAGCATGAACAAGTTTTTGATCTTCTCCGAAAATTTGGAGCGGCAACTGTTGGCGAGAATGAAATTAAAGTTGCTGGTTCCGGAGCTTGGAAGACTCTTTCTGTAGTCAATGTGGAAACCGGCGAAGCGGTGGTAGAAAAGAAATTTTACAAGAATGAATTCGATCAGGTTTGGGAAGACGAGACTTATGCCGGCTATATCGATTCGCTATTAGAAGCTTGCTTAATTAGAAAAATGTCGGATGAAGATATGGAAATTGACATCGAGTCTTACGAAGAAATTCGGGCCATATCAATGGACGACGAGGAATTGATTCTAGATCCAGAAGCATAGAACATGAGTAAGCCAATATTAATTGTAGACGCGCTTAATTTCTTTATGCGTCACTTTTCGGCGAATCCATCTGTCAACGACAACGGCGATCATATCGGAGGAGTGGTTGGATTTTTAAAAGGCCTTCAGCTTTTAATAGATAAGCTAAGGCCTCAAGACATTATTGTAGTTTGGGAAGGCGGCGGTTCTATTCGGCGCCGAAATATATATCCCGAATATAAGTCCGGCCGACGCCCAATTAAGCTAAATCGTTTTTATGAAGGCGACATTCCAGACACTATTCAAAATAGAAATTATCAGATTAATCTGATAGTTAATTTGCTTAAATTTTGCAACCTAAAGCAAGTTTACGTTTCGGACTGCGAAGCCGACGACGTAATTGCATACATGGCAAAGTATCTTTATAAAAATGAAAATATGGTGATCATTTCATCGGATAAAGATTACTATCAATTAATAGATGGTAAAAAAATAATGCAATGGTCTCCAGGCCAAAAAGCTTTTGTAACTCCAGAAAAAATATTAAAAAAATTTTTTATCCCTACGCATAACTTTTGTGTAGTTCGCTGTTTTTGTGGTGATGGTTCTGATGGCCTTCCGGGTATAAAAGGCGCCGGTTTTCGGACCCTAGCCAAACGTTTTCCAGAGCTGACTTCCGAAAAATTCGTGAGCGTGGAAGAGATAATTAATCTTAGTTTGGTCAGATCAAGAAAGAGTAAGGTGAAAATCTTCCAGAACATTCTTGATAATGCTGAAATCGCTAAAAGAAACTGGAAACTGATGTATTTAGACGTGGCTAATCTTTCTGGAAATCAAATTCAAAAAATTAGCTATCAAGTCAATACTTCTAAGGCAAGTCCTAATAAAATAAGGTTCATGAAACTCTTAATCAGGGAAGGGGTTAAGAGTTTTGATTCGGATACGTTTTATATGACTGTGTCTTCGTTACGAAAATAAGATTATATGGGAGAATCTATGAAAGAGAGGTTTTACGATCTTTCTCCAAAAAATGGAGAGCATTATTTTAGCCAATATGGAAAGCATTTCCAAGAAAAGATATTTCAAGGATTATTGACTGATCATCGTTGGTGTTCACAGATGATTGAAGTGATGCATCCAGATTTTTTTGAGCTGCGGTATCTTACGTATCTAACTGAAAAATATTTCGCTTATTATACAAAATACCGGTCTTTTCCGACTCCTCAACTATTAATTTCTATTGTGAAAGATAGTTTGAATGAAGATAACGATGTTATTCTAAGAGATCAGGTAGTAGATTTTTTGCATCGTTTGCGGTCTAATCCAGATATGGGAGACCAGCAGTATGTTAAGGATAAGACGCTAGATTTTTGTAAGAGGCAATCTTTTAAGGAAGCTTTAGAAAAGGCTGTGGAATTAATTGCCGACGATAAATTTGATTCAGTTCTTGGATTGATGAAAGAAGCCGTAGCCGTCGGTATGGCAAACACTATTGGCCACGATTTTTTCAAAGATATGGAAGCAAGATTTGCTCAGTCGACTAGAGTAGTATGCCCCACCGGTCTGGCTCGTTTAGATTCTCATGATATTTTGAGAGGAGGTTTAGGCAAAGGCGAGATTGGTGTTATAACGGCTAATACGGGAGTTGGTAAAAGTCATTGGTTAGTGTGCATGGGAGCTAATGCGATGCGCCGCGGCAAAAATGTAGTTCATTATACTTTTGAACTTTCGGAAGAAGCTGTCGGCCTAAGATACGATTCTAACCTGTGTAATATTCCCAGTAACGAAGTTTGCGGCAAAAAAGAAGAAGTAATTGAAAATTATGAAGACAGCGAATTAGGGAAACTTATTATTAAGGAATATCCTACCGGCGGAGCAACTGTCATTACCATTAAAAATCATTTAGATAAGCTGCTATTGAAAAACTTCAAGCCAAACCTGATAGTGGTGGACTATGCAGACATTATGAGATCTACTCGTCAATTTGATTCATTGAGGCATGAGCTCAAATTAGTTTATGAAGAGCTCCGCAACCTAGCAATGGAGTTGAATATTCCTGTTTGGACCGCTTCTCAGGCAAATCGAGATTCTGCTAATTCAGATATTGTGGGTTTAGAAAATATGTCTGAAGCTTATGGGAAAGCCATGGTAGCAGATGTTGTAATTTCTTTATCTCGTAAGGCCATGGAAAAATCTACAGGCCAAGGCCGACTTTTTGTGGCAAAGAACCGAGCGGGAAGAGACGGCCTTCTGTTTCCAATTAATATCGATACTGCTAGATCTAAAATTCATATTTTAGATGAAAAACATTTAACATTAAACGAAGCCGTTGAGCAAGATAAGAATGATATGAAGGCTGCATTAAAAGCAAAATGGAAAGAAGTTAGAAGTCTGGGAACGTGAAAAATGGGTGTGAAAATATATACTCGCGACGAAGTATTTCAGAATTCAAAAGATTACTTCGGCGGAGATGATCTAGCAGCCAGTGTTTTCATAACCAAGTATGCTCTCCAAGATAAAGAGGGTAATTTTTTAGAACTTAATCCTGATGATATGCATAAAAGGCTAGCAGCCGAATTTGCAAGAATTGAATCAAATTACTCTAATCCGCTATCGCAAGACGAAATTTATAAAGAGCTAAAAAACTTCAAAAAAATTGTTCCGCAAGGCTCTCCGATGGCTGGAATTGGAAACATTAATCAAATTCAATCTATTTCTAATTGTTTCGTAATAGACAGCCCTCAAGATTCGTATGGTGGAATACTATTGTCGGATCAAGAATTGGTTCAGATAGCCAAACGCCGCGGCGGCATCGGTTTTGATATATCGACCATTCGGCCGAAAGGAGAGCTTACTGCAAATGCGGCGCGCACCACAGACGGGATTGAAATTTTTATGGAAAGATTTTCTAATTCCACTAGAGAAGTTGCACAGGGCGGCCGCCGCGGCGCTTTAATGCTGACTATTTCAGTGCACCACCCTCAAATTCGAGATTTTATCAACATTAAACAAGATTTAACAAAAGTGACGGGAGCAAATATTTCAGTTAGGTTAACTGACGAATTTATGAACGCTGTTCAAAAAAATAAAAAAGTTCAGCTTAGATGGCCAATAGATTCTATCGATCCCGAAGTTGTTGATGAAGTTAACGCTTTAGAATTATGGGATGAAATTATTAAAAATGCCCATTCTTCTGCTGAGCCAGGCCTTTTGTTTTGGGATACTGCAAAAAGGATGACACCGGCAGACATTTACGCTGATGACGGATTCGGCTCAATTTCCACTAATCCGTGCGGAGAAATTATTCTTTCTCCTTATGATTCCTGCCGTTTAATGGTTGTAAATTTAACTGGATTTGTCAGCAGCGAATTTACTAGTAGCGCTTTTTTTGATTTTGATGAGTTTGGAAAAACAGTCCAAAAAGCGCAGCGCTTGATGGATGATATGATAGATTTAGAAATTGAACAAATTGATAAAATTTTAGCGAAAATTGATTCTGATCCAGAGCCAGATTACGTAAAAGCTATTGAAAGAGATTTGTGGCTAAAAATTAAAAATTCCGCTACGTTAGGGAGAAGAACTGGCCTTGGAATTACGGCTTTAGGCGATGCAATTGCTTCTATTAATTTAAAATATGGCTCTAAAGATGCTGTTTTATTTACTGAAAAAGTTTATAAAGCACTAGCTATTAATGCTTATCGTTCTTCTTGCAATTTGGCTAAAGAGCGCGGCTCATTTCCAATTCATGATCACTCTAAAGAAAAAGATCACCCGTTTTTAGGCAGAATTTGGAATGCTGCGCCTGATATTTTACAACTTTCTAAAAAGTATGGCCGACGCAACATTGCGCTTACAACCACAGCACCTGCTGGTTCAGTTTCTACTTTAACTCAAACTACGAGCGGAATTGAGCCGGCCTTTATGTTACATTACACGCGTCGTAAAAAAATATTAAGTGATGATGAGCATGCTAGAGTAGATTTTGTAGATAACTCTGGAGATAAGTGGGAGGAATATAGAGTATACCATCATGGATATAAGCGTTGGATGGATCAATTAGTAGTCGGCGAAGGAGAGACGATGAGCGATGAAAAGCTTGAAAGGCTAAGCCCGTATTCTAGTGCTACTGCTAAAGAAATCGATTGGGTCGCAAAAGTTCAAATGCAGGCTGTAGCTCAAAAATGGGTTTGCCACGCTATTTCAAACACTACTAATCTTCCCCAGGACATAGGCGTTAATACTGTGAAAGACATTTACATGACCGGATGGAAGACGGGCTGTAAAGGAATTACTATTTATCGAGAAGGCTGCAGAGATGGAGTGCTGATTTCGGCCGAAGAGACCTCAGAGTCTATTCAGGTTTCAGCACCCAAAAGGCCAGAATTATTAGACGCTGACATTCACAGAGTTTCAATTAAAGATGAAGATTGGACTATTTTAGTTGGTTTGTTAGACGGTCGACCCTACGAAGTTTTTGGGGGTCTTTCGGAGTATGTCGAAATTCCTCGAAAATACGGTGATGCACAAATTAGAAAAAGACATCGCAAAACTATGCCTTCAAAATATGATTTAAGCATAGGAAAAAATGGAGATTCTTTTATAGTCAAAGATATAGTAAAAGTTTTTGACAACCCCAATTACGGAGCGTTTACTAGAACTATTTCATTAGTTTTGAGGCACGGCGTTCCAAATCAATATTTGGTTGAACAGTTGCAAAAAGATAAAAATGCAGACTTATTTTCATTTTCTAGAGTAATCGCGCGCTGCCTTAAGAAATATATTGTTGACGGCACAAAGGTCAGTAACGGTGTAATAGAATGCAATTGTGAAACTGCCGAAGAGCGGCAGATCGTATACCAAGAAGGCTGTGCTACATGTCTTACTTGCGGCATAGCTAAATGTGGATGAATATTTAAATTCATGGCATATTCGCAAAAAGTTATAGACCACTTTGATAATCCACAAAACATGGGGTCATTAGATAAAAAAGATCCCAGCGTTGGAACTGGATTAGTTGGAGCTCCAGCCTGCGGTGATGTAATGAAGCTTCAACTCAAAATAAATGATGCTGGTATCATCGAGGATGCCAAGTTTAAGACTTTTGGCTGCGGCTCTGCAATAGCTTCGAGCTCTTTGATCACCACGTTAGTTA